GACTAACTACACTACTTCATACGCATTCTGATTAATACACAAGTTAGCGGTTCTAGGGTCTAGTAGGTTTAAATTGCCGGGCTGAACGAATGCCAACGGCTACCGAAGCTAATGTCTTTAAATCTGAATCATTAATACTTAATAATATGATAAGAATAATAATTCAGAAAAAAAAGAGTCGTAGTATATCTCTATATAAGAGAATTGTGACTCTTAAAAAAGAGCTTAATTTAAGTTGGCTTGATGCAATTAAGTTAGCTTATAAATTAAGTAGAGGATACGGTGTAGTAATCAATACTGCTATCGCATCCAAGCAACAGTGTATGTACGGATATATGGATAATCTCCATAATCAGTTACATCGTGTATTTGATGCAAATTGGAAACAAGATGTAGAAACTGTTGCTATGCAAATACCCAAAAAAGACTTTGACCTATTTAAATTAGGTGGAGGATATAGGGTGTATATTGCAACAAAACCCGGTTATATAGATCACTTCTTACAGATCTATCCATAATCA